ACATCACCGCGACGCCGTAGCGGGTAAAAGATACCGTGTTTGCAATTCAGAGGGGCTCCAAATGACGAGTTTTGGCACTGCTGGCAGTACAGAGAACAAAAATGCTGCCGCTGGTGTACTGGCAGAGAGCTTATGCAGCGAGGACGGCGAATACCAGGTCGCCGCCGCTGCAGCCGCCATCCCCGCGCACATGCGCCGGGAGGTTCTGGCCCACTTGCGCGAGCTTATTTGCGCCGATACAACGCACACCGTTTAGGTATGCAAATAGCGCTTGCGATACTGTGAAGGTTTTGATACGATTTAGTCACCATGTCGAAATTGCGACTTGGGCAATCAAAACAGCGTGAACGGAAGGTAAATGAAACAGATTCCACTTACTCGCGGTCTTGTCGCCTTGGTTGATGATGAAGACTACGAGGCCATTTCGGCTTATAAGTGGAGTTGCAGAGGTGGATACGCTTCGCGAAGCGAGACCCTTCCGGGAAAACCTGGGAAGCAGAGAACGGTCTATATGCACAGGGTGATTCTTGGGATTGAATTCGGTGATAGCCGAAAGGTCGATCACAAGGACTGTGACAAGTTGAACAACACGCGCGCAAATCTGCGCGCTGTGACCCACGCGCAAAACATGCAAAACAGAAGGATGCACTCGAACAACACTTCGGGCGCAAAAGGCGTTTCGTTCGTTCTTGGATATTGGCGGGCTCACATCCGAGTGAATGGAGTGGGGATACTGTTGGGCTGTTTCAAGAATCACGCGGACGCAGCCGCTGCTTATCGCAATGCGGCCGTCAAGTACCATAAAGAATTCGCCAATCTAGGCTAAGTTTTCATTGTTGGTTCCGTTCGTAGATCCCCAGATCTACTTTCCGCTCCCTTTCAAGGTCGAGCGGCTTTTTACAAAGTAGGCCCCTGCCTGATGCAAGTCGGCAGGGGTTTTGCATTTCTGGATGGGTAGACCGCTAAGGAGGCGGGGCAGCCTGTAAAGCTGTCGCTTCGGCCAGCTAGGATCGTTACCTAGTCCATCCACCAAACAAAAAGCCAGCGCAAGGCTGGCTCTCTGCGGTCTATAACCGCAGCACAGGGTTCCGCTGACGGCGCGCCATCATGGCAGCCGCCTACGCGTTAGTGGTCTGCTGTTCTCGCCGGTCGGTTGGTGGACTGTCGACCGGCTGACGTAATAAGCGGTTGGGCAGGTTGATCGTGTTCATGGTTTCCGTTCCTTTTGGTTGTGACTTCGTGGTGATTCAGTTGCCGTCGGCGTCGCTATCGTCTGCGTCGTCGTCCAGCTCAGGCTCGCCATAGCTCTCGTCGCAGTAGCGAGCGGCAACCCGCGCAAGGTCGGATTCGCCTGCGGTGCTGAAAGCTGATTTCATGGCGCACTCCTAATGATCCTGAGATACGTTGAAGAAGGCCCGCGGTGCTTCTGGTGCGCGCGACCGTTGAACGGCCTGCGCTGCTGCAATCCGCTCGACAAGCTGGATTAACTGTCAAGCCAGCATTTGATCGAATGATGCCATAACAGTATCGGACAGTGTGAGAAGTTTTCGTTACAAGTTGTATTCGTGGATACTGTTGCGCGCTTTGTGTTCGTTGGCGCACATTGCACGGATACCTACACAGAATCGATAGACGTTTAACGGAGGCCGCATGAAGTTCGCTGTGTGGGTGATGTGCTGGCCGCTGTTAGGCGTGTTCGCCGTGGCTGCTTTCGTCACAGATTCGATGATCGATGTGTGCGAAGCGCTCGATTGCGTGCTGGAGAAACTTGAGGATTACGTGGAGGCGGAATGAAGCTGACCGAAGCTATCGCCGTTGCTCGCCGCGTGATGATCGAGCATGCCGGGATCGAGGTATCGACCATTGAGATGCGCCCGCACGCGCAGCCGGTGAATCCCGACAACGTGCAGCAGACAGAAGCCGCGGCGGCTTACAACGCAATGTATGCGTTCACGTCGATGCTGAACACGATCGCGCCGGAGTCGGTATGAGCGCTGGCGCCACTGATCCGCACGACGACATCGACAAACTGTGCGACACGATCGCCGTGTTGATGCTCGCTCTGTGCGAGAACGAATTGCTGGAGCTACCCGAAGATGCGGCCGACGCTGCGAACAAGCGACTGCTGTCGCTGCAAGGCGAGAGCCAGGTCGATGTCATCAAGGCTGGCGTCGAGGTGCTGATGCGCAGCCGGGTAGTGCACTGAACAATCAAGAGGCCCAAATGGACAAGTTGCCGAAACCTGCGCTGATTGACGAAGAGACTGCGCGCGCCGTAAAGACTGTCAAGGTGGACGAGAACGCCAAGGGATTTGCCAAGGCGTTCGCGGACGCCGACGGGTTGGTTCGCTATCGGCGTCTTGATGCGCCGACTGAAGCGAGCATGACTCACTGAATTCCCTGTGTGGGAATAGCGTCGCACGATGCTCCCCGCATCTGCGCGCAAGCAAAGGGACCGCTCAAGGCGAACCAGAACTCCGACTTTGGCGGATATGCCGAGCCGCGAGCGGGTCTCTACACACTTTCATGATTGGCGACTTGTTCTGATGTGCCTTGGAGTGGCCTCGGACGAAAGTGCGCTGCGGGTTGTATCCGCAGGGGCAAGCCGCCAACCATGAGGGTGAATGCGCAGGCTGATGCGCACGCCTCGGTCCCGTAGAAATGTTCGATACAAGCTACGGTAGGCGCGAACATGTCGGAGATCAGCGCCGGCCACTCTCAACTATCAGGCGGGTGCGATTCCCGCTCGCTGGCCGAGAACAAGTGTTAGTGCGGTTCGAGTCCGCATCTGCTCAGGTGAGCCAAGGCCGTCAACATTTCCGCATGAGCGCTGCTCAGCAGTTGGCACTGTTGCCGAGTCCCGGCATATACGGAGCCGCGCTCATACGCAAATGATTCCCCCGCGCTGCTCCCGGCTGATAGCTGTCAACCCTGCGAACTCTCCGCGCAGGCGAGGCCGGTGAGCGCGCACCTATTGCGAGGCGTGCATGAAGTACACCCCAGAAGAACTACGCTTCATCGCTATTGATTACATGCAGGCAAGACAGTGCGGCGACATTCGCTGCATGTCTGTCATCACTCAGTTGATGCTGCGCTTCGGCGCATCTTTAGAGCAATGCGAGGGCATGATCGCATCGCTTGCCGCTTAACGGACACCACGACTGCTTGCAGTCACGCGCCTGGCCGTGGAGTGGCGCGACGCATCACGAATAACCCCGGCAGGCCACGATAGAGCGTAAGCCGTTTCCTCCCTGACCTCGGTCAGTTTCTGCGGCGCTAGGCGTGGTCAACCCATACATGGAGTGCGAAATGGAAAGTGACGCAAGCATAGAAGGTTGGGACGGCATAGGCGACTAGCCGATCGAGCGAAAACCGCTCAGCGCTCGCGCTCCTGAGCGCAAGAATTCACTCAAAGGAACAGCATGGCGCTGACAGACAAGCAGCGCCGCTTCGTGGACGAATACCTCATTGACCTGAACGCCACGCAAGCGGCAATCAGGGCAGGGTATAGCGAAAAGACCGCTCGATCCATCGCTGCTGAGAACCTTACTAAACCTGACGTAGCCGAATATCTGGCGAAACGTCGCGGTGAGATCGCTGGCAAGACGGCGATCACGCCTGAAGTCGTGCTTCAACGCTGGTGGGAACTGGCAAACGTAGACATCAACGAGATCGTCGAATACCGGCGCGACAACTGCCGCCACTGCTGGGGCGAGGATCACGAATACCAGTGGACGCATGGCGAGTTTGAGAAGGCTCAACGCGACGCAGATAACGAAGGCAAGCCGGAGCCGTCATGTGCTGGCGGATTCGGATTCGTTGCGACTCGTGAGCCTAACCCTGAATGCCCGGAGTGTGCAGGCGAGGGCCGCGGCAAGGTGCACGTGCATGACACGCGCCGATTGAAGGGCGCCGCGCGCAGGCTGTATGCCGGTGTGCATCAAGGCAAGGATGGGCTTAAGGCGCTGATCGATGACCGCATGAAGGCGCTCGACAACGTGTCGCGCATCCTTGGCGTCTACAGCGACCGTCGAGACGATCCGATCAAGGCGCAGCAGGCCGAAAAACTCCGCATGGAGAATGAACTGCTACGCAAGGACATGGATGAAGACGAAGAATCACCGCCGGAGTCGCGCAAGTTCGTGATCGAGGTCCGCGACGCAAGGAAGCGCGACGATGCCAAGTCTTAACGTACCGCAGGCTCAGTTTCTGTCGATGGAACACAAGTTCCGCGCTTACGTTGCTGGCTTCGGCTCGGGCAAGACGTGGGTCGGCTGTGGCGGCCTGATGCAGCACTTCTGGGAATATCCGCGCATCAATGCAGGTTACTTTGCGCCGTCGTATCCGCAGATTCGCGACATTTTCTATCCGACCGTTGAGGAAGTCGCAGCCGATTGGGGCTTGAGCGTCAAGATCAACGAGTCGAACAAGGAAGTGCACGTATTCGAGGGGCGCAAGTCCCGCGGCACGATCATCTGTCGCTCGATGGAGCGGCCGGATACGATCGTCGGCTTCAAGATTGGCAAGGCGCTGTGCGACGAGCTGGACGTCATGAAGGCCGAGAAGGCGCAGCAGGCGTGGCGCAAGATCATCGCCCGTATGCGCTACAAGGTGGACAACCTGAAGAACGGCGTCGATGTGACGACCACGCCGGAAGGCTTTCGGTTCGTGCACTCGCAGTTCGTCAAGCAATTGAGCGAAAAGCCGGCGCTTGGTGACATGTACGGGCTGATTCAGGCCAGCACATACGACAACGAAGCGAACCTGCCAGACGATTACATCGACTCGCTGTTCCAGTCGTATCCGCCGCAACTGATCGACGCTTATTTGCGCGGCCAGTTCTGCAATCTGACGAGCGGCAGTGTTTATCCGAACTTTGATCGCAAGCTGAATCACAGCGACGCCGAGATAAAGCCGGGCGAGCCGTTGCATATTGGCATGGACTTCAACGTTTTGCGCATGGCTGCGGTTGCATACGTAGTTCGTGACGGCAACCCGATCGCTGTCGAGGAACTGGTTGATGTGCGCGATACGCCTGATATGGCGAGGTTGATCGGCGAGCGCTGGCGGGACAACGGCCATGCAATCACGATCTATCCCGATGCGAGCGGCCAAAACACGAGCAGCAAGAAAGCTTCCGAGTCGGACATATCCATTCTGAAGCAGGCCAAGTTCACGATCAACGTTGGCAGCACGAACCCGGCTGTTAAAGACCGGGTGCTTTCGACGAACGCAATGCTGCTCAACGGGCAGGGCGAGCGCCGCATGAAGGTGAATACGCGGCGCTGCCCGAAGTTCACCGAAGGGCTTGAGCAACAAGCCTACGACGAGCGCGGCGAGCCGGACAAATCGAGTGGCGTGGATCACGTCAACGACGCCGGCACGTATCCGATCGTCCGCATGTATCCCATCGTGAAGCGTCAGACGACCGTCCGCCCGCTCCACATGTAACCGAACACACACATGACGACAACAGTGCGCGACCAGTCCGCCGCAGTGGAAGCGATGGCCGAGAACTGGCCGATCGTCGACGCACTGCTCGGCGGCACGCCGGCCATGCGAAAGGCTGGCAAGACCTATTTACCGCAGTGGCCCGGCGAATCCGACGACGCATACAAGGCACGCAAGGATACGGCCACGCTGTTTCCTGCATTCCCTCGCACGGTCGAGGTGCTGGCCGGCAAGCCATTTAGCAAGCCTGTCACGCTGACCGACGATGTACCCGCGCGCATCAAGGATTGGTGCGATACGGACATCGACTTGCAGGGGCGCAATCTGCACGCGTTCGCTGCGAGCCTGTCAGAAGAAGCGCTGTCGCACGGCATCACCGGCATTCTGGTCGATTACCCGAAGGCGACCGGCGTTCGCACCAAGGCCGAGGAAAACGCCGCGGGCATCCGGCCGTATTGGGTGCATATCCACGCTGGCAACATTCTCGGCTGGCGATCGAAGCGCATCAACGGCGCGGAAGTGTTCACGCAATTGCGGCTGCTCGAGCAGGTCATCGAGGACGACGGCGAGTTCGGCGAGAAGGCGATCGAACAGGTGCGCGTGCTCACGCCGGGCGCCTGGGCGACCTATCGCGAGTCGGAGAAGCCTGATCCGAAGACCAACAAGCCAGAATGGATCTTGCACGAAGAAGGCGTTACGACGCTCGACGTGATCCCGTTCGTGCCGATCTACGGCCGCCGCACAGGATTCATGACCGCGGTCCCGCCGCTGCTCGAACTGGCGCACATGAACGTCGAGCACTGGCAAAGCAAGAGCGACCAGCAGACGATTCTGCACGTCGCGCGCGTGCCTATTCTGTTCGGCAAGGGGCTGGACGGCCAACCGGTGATGGTCGGCGCTGGCTCGATGGTCTCGTCGGACAACGAACACGGCGATCTGAAGTACGTCGAGCACACCGGCGCGGCCATCGAAGCAGGGCGGCTATCGCTGCTCGACCTTGAGGACCGCATGCGCCAGGTCGGCGCCGAACTGCTCGTCATCAAGCCGGGCAAGACGACCGTCGCGCAGACCGTCGCCGAAAACGAAGCCGGCATGTGCGCGCTGCAGCGTCTGATCGAGGACGTTGAGGATGGCATCGACGCCGCGCTAGACCTGACAGCGAAATGGATCAAGGAAGCGAAGGGCGGCAACGTCCAGATCTTCAAGGATTTCGGCGTTGCAACGCTGGCCGAGGCATCGATCGATCTGCTGCGCGACATGAACGTCGATGGCACGTTCTCCGACGAATCGCTATTCAACGAAGCGAAGCGCCGCGGCTACATCAGCCCAGAAACGACGTGGGATGACGAGAAGAAGCGCATCGCACAGAACGTGCCGAAGGGCGAACTCGGCGCGGTCGGTATTACTGACTGACGCCACGAATACAAAGTCTACCGGCCGCACAGCTAACCCTGTGCGGCTTTTTTATTGCCGGTTCCTCGGATGAGGGTCGGTGCAAATCACGGCCGGATGGCCTAACAGCTCGGGTTGGATGACCTATGAAACTCAAACTGAACGATGACGGATTCGCTGTAGTGCAAGACGGCAAGCCGGTGTATGTGAATGACGAAGGCAAGGAGATCGCTTTCGACGTCGCAGGCACTGTGCAAACCATCTCGCGCCTGAACGGCGAAGCAAAGACGCACCGCGAACGCGCTGAAGCGGCCGAAAAGGTTGCCAAGGCATTCGAAGGCATCACCGACGCCGAAGCCGCACGCAAGGCGCTCGCCACCGTTGCGAATCTCGACGCGAAGAAACTTATCGACGCCGGCGAAGTGGACAAGATCCGCGCCGAAGCCATCAAGGCCGTCGAGGACAAGTACGCGCCGATCGTCTCCGAACGCGATTCGCTGCAAAAGTCGCTGGTCGACGAAAAGGTCGGCGGCAGCTTTGCGCGCTCGAAGATGATCGCCGACAAGCTCGCGATTCCTGCCGATCTCGTGCAAGCGCGGTTCGGCGAAGCGTTCAAGGTCGAGGGCAACGATGTCGTCGCCTACGACAAGTCGGGCAACAAGCTGTTCAGCCGGAGCAATCCGGGTGAGGTAGCGAAGTTCGACGAAGCGCTCGAAATCCTCATCGATCAGTACCCGTATCGCGATTCGATCCTCAAGAGCACCGGCGCATCCGGCGGCGGCGCTCAAGGCGGATCGGGTGGCGGCTCTGGCGGCAAAACCATCACTCGCGCTGCTTACGACGCTCTGCCGCCTCATCAACAGGCGCAGACCGCTCGAAGCGGTGTGACGATCACTGATT